AAAGCGGCCATTTTTAGCTCCTTTTGCCAGCCCTAGCGGCGGCTACGTTGTCAACCAAATTTGGATAAGGGCGACCGGCGGCCCTAGCCATCGCCTTGGCGGATTGCTTCTGCTTGCGGTCAAGATGCTTTTTTTGGGCATCCTTTGGAGCATCTTTTTCCCAAAACGGCTTATCCATATCAACAATCCCACTTTCTAAGCGCCTTGTTAATTCGGCTGTTAGGGTCAGCCGCCTTGGCGGAGCCGGTTAACTTTCGCTTGGCACCAGTCATTCTAGCACAAAAGCTATCCTTGCGCGACCCGCCTTCTGGCTGTGGGCGCTTAATATCATGGCCTGCCGCCTTCAAAGAGGCGCGGCCCTTGTCATTCAATCCACCAGATTCAGACTTGCCTTCTGAACGCTGCCAAGCTGGTGTTTTAGCCATTTTCCCGTTCCTTCGTTACAGCGGTACACATTTCAACGAAACTGGTCATGCTTAGGTTGTGTTTTGCTATATTAACACACCTACAAACCAGTTGCACATTGCCAAAAACATACCCAATGTTAGAATCTATTCGGTCAATACTGGTGTTTGTGGGGACAACCCCATTCTCAAGTTGCATGGTCATTGTCCATCCAGTGATGGCGCATAGTCCATTTTGCCTGTCCCATAAAGTACAGAGATGGTCAACATCTATAGAGCATTCATTGCGGCTGCGGGCTTTTCCCAAAAGGTAAGACAAATAGGACCGGGGAGTTTTTGTTCGCATAAAGGCATTGAAGTGCAAACCGTCATTGCCCCATTTTCTTTTACGGTATGCCGCCATTTTCTCTTTTATACACGCACTGCACCAAGAATTTCGTTTTGGAGTTCCGTCAGTTTTTTTGCCAGCCGCATAGAAATCGCATATAGGTTTTTCTGTCCCACATTTAGAACAGGATTTCCTTGTTTTTGCGGCTTCTACGCCTAGCATCAACAACTCCTAGAAAAACGGGGGCACTAGGCCCCCGCTAACTACTAACTAAAACTTTCGTTCTGGTTAGTCAAGGCTACCCGAAACATCGCGACCGGGGGCAGAGGTGCCCTTGGCAGCAGACGAAAGCGGGTTCATGTTGGAGCCAGCGCGGCCACCGGACTTGCGGGGCTTGCGACCGGCATGGTGCATGGCGGAATCGCCCTCCATCTTGCCCATCGTCTTGCCGCCACGCTTGCGCTCTTCAGCAGCACCGAAAATCTTCGGCGCAATGTTGCGGCGGCTGGGCTTGTCAGCAAGGTCCATCGCGGCGGCATTGACGCCTTTCGCGGGACCACTATCCTTAGTAGTCTTACGACCCTTCATAAGAGCCTCCTTTAGGCTTGCGTTACGCCGAACAAGCCAGCAATAGAGCCGATGTTCGTCACAGGGGGGTTCTGGTAGAAGAACAGACGCTTGGTCTTGTCCGTAGCCGACTGAACCGCGTAAGTACCGCGCACGTCACCAGTTGTAGTGGTGGCGGGCGAAGTGGTCACAGCGGCGGTATAGCCAGTCGAAGCAGTGATTACCGTGGAGTTGTAATTAAGAGTTACATCACCATGATAATCGGAGCGGATCGGGAAGCCAAAGATGTCCAGCGTACCAACGGAGTAGTTGATGGCGTCCGTAGCATTCGGAACAACCGAAGCGATGTACTTGAACGCCTTCTTGCCGCTAACAGTGGTGCTGGCAGCAACGGGACCAATCAGTTCAGACATCGGGACGCCGTAAATGTCGTAACCCGAAACCAAGAAGCTGACAGAACCAGAAGCCGAAGCCGCACCCGTGACACTCACCGCACGGGCACAAAGCGCCTGCGGGTTCCACATCTGGATAGTAGCCGCATCGCCCATATCATAGCGAAGAGCCAGATTGCCATTGGTGGAGTTAGAAGTCACGCCCGTGATGGTGGTGGACGAAACAGTTGTTGAGCCAACAACCGCATACGTTCCAGCGCCGCCAGTGGGGCCAGTCAGTTGGGCAGTGATCGTCGTGCCAGAGGTAACGCCCGTGCCGGAAATGGTCATTCCAACAATGATCGTTCCAGTCACACTGGATGCAGTCAAGACGCCAGCAGCCACAACGCCCGTAAAGGACGCAAGACCATCAAGCATCAGAAGACCGCTAACCAGAAGACCGGTGTTGTAGTTAATCGTATACTGACTAACTGCCACACCAGTGGTGGTGGAGTTGGTGGAAACCAAGGTCATCGCGGTGCCAGACACCACGTTCGCAGCAGCCGCAATGGCGGAAGTGCTGAGAGCGTAGGGCTGGTAGTTCAGCGTCTGGATGTTGGACGAACCAAGGAAACCAGCCGTGGCAGCACCAAAGTTCTGACCGGGCGAATAGGTGAAGGGGCCACGGGGATCAAGAACCCCCGTGCCGTTGAAGAAGAGAGACGTACCCGCCTCCGGGTTGTAGTCCGGGAACGGACCTTGCCCGAAGGAAATTACGGGGCCAGAGAGTGCGCTAATGGACATCTACGGTCTCCGTTCTTACGAGGTGGGGAAGGAGCCGAAGATAGAACGCCAGTTGTAGTAACCGAAGCTGTAACGCTCGTAACCCTTGACAAGAAGATTGTCAGTCACAAAGTCGACTTGCATATCGGATTCAAACTTCACGCGCTCCATATACGACAGACCGTCGATGTTGGTCAGCAAGAACCAAGCATACGCGGAGGTCAGGAAGTCGTTGACCATGTAGCCTTCGGGAAGGCCGCCAGAGGTCATCATGATAGCGTTCACATCGTTGTCCGCAGTACCCGGACGGAGTTCCGTCTTGGTGAGTCGGATAGCGACCGGCTCAAGCTGCGGGGGGACGATGAGCTTGCGGCCACGGGCAAACACCTTCAGACCGGCCTGATCCTTGAAGTTCGTGCGGATCGCAATCATCGCGTTCAGCAGGGTGGCTTCGTTCAGATCAACCTGAGTGGTGGGCGTATTGGCAACCGTGCCGCCGTCAATCGGATGCGAAGCGGAGCAAAGAGCCACGCCATCACCGCCGATGGAAGCGTTGTAGGTTGTCGCCGTGTTCAGCAAGTTAGCGCCATAAATTTCCTTCGTCTGCTGGAAGGACTCAATGAGGCCAAGGTTCGACGGAGCAAACTGCGTCTTGTACAGGTTGTCGTCAATCGCCTTGCGGGTAATCGCATACCCAAGGGCAATTTCCGTATGCTCCTGATTGTAGACGTAGCGTTCGCCAGCGTTGTTATCAAAGGCAGTCTGGCCGCCTTCGGTCTTAAGCTGGGCCAAGCCAAGGAAACGCATCTCAGCGGTGCGCTCCAGAGCCATCTTCGACTCATGCTTGGTGAAGATTTTGTCGTACTGCGACGGGATTTGCTCATACTTACCTTCAACGCCCCGGAGGCCGGGGAGGAGAAGGTCTTTGATAGCCGAAAGATTAACAGCCATTGGTCCTTACTCCTTAGATGCCGGTAAGCTGCTTGGTGGAGACGTTGTTGAACGCAACGACTACCCAATCATAAGCCTGCCCGTTGCTGTTGGTGCCCTGCGATCCCGGTGGGAAGTCGATCAGGCTGATAATGCGGAAGGGAAGCGTGTTGGTGGTATTGATGGTGCTCGTATCAAGATACGCACCAGAAATACCGTTTGCGGTGTTACCCGTGCCGATGGCAAAGCCAATGTTGGCATTGATGTCGGTGGTGGCAACGCCGGTTGCATCAGATTGAGCAACCCACTTGGCATTCGGATCATTGACGATATAGCCGATCACCACGTTGCCAGAAGCAACGTCAGAACCGGGCCAGTAGTTCGACCAGACGGTACGCTTCTGGGCAACCGACAGATATTGGCAACCAACGAAGATGCCAGCGATCTGAACGGAGTTGGAAGAAGCGCGCACAACGTAGCCGTTGGCGTCGGGAGCAACGGGGTCGCCAAAGAAGATGTTCGTGGCATTATAGACAATACGAACGGCGATCTGCTCATAGGTAGGGGCAGAACCAGTGCCGCTGTACTGACGGAAACCAAAGGGCGCATCAGTATTCGCCATTGGAATTTTCCTTCTTACAGGGAGGTCCTTCACCGCACGCCGGGGCAGTTAGGAACCGGGGAAAGTTTAACCTTCACGCCGGGGAAGGTGGAGTCCAATAGGATTCTGATTAAAATAATACTTTAATTTCTAAATAAGTAAAGGGCCACCCATAGATGACCCTCTTTTTTATTGCAATAAATTGCAATTTTAGTCTTTGGGAACCGGAATTGCTTCGTAAGCCTTATTAATTACAGGCCGAACGCGAGCATCGTCACGGGTCAAAGTGCCTTCAGGGGTCGCATTAAGCTGCGCTTCCTTCTGCTTTACCTGATTTTTAGCCTTCCTATATTCAATTTGTCGGGCTTCATCAGAAATAACCGCAGGGCGCATCATCAAAGTTTGACCCTTGCGCTCAATGGTTGGGTAATTACCCATGCCCGGCATCATTTCTGGGTGGCGGGTTGTGGGAACTGCTTCCCAGCCCATGCGAGCAAGATGCACCTGATATGCGGGGTCTTCCTGACCCAGCACAGTCTTGCGCTTCCACTCATACTCCCAGCCATCCGGGGCCTTGGGGGCGCGAAATTCATCCGTCCCCTCATCCATTTCGCCCAAATGCCCGCGAATTTCTGCGGCACGGCGTGCTGCGGCGGCGCGGGGGTCTTCCTCACGCAGCGCGGGGCGCATGGTGGGGCGGTCAGCATCACGGGTTTCCATAACTACCTGTTCCTCTTCAACTTCAGCACGGACAATCGGTGCTTTTGGGGGACGGCCACGGCGACGGGCCGGATTTTCGGATACAATATCCATTCATTCCTCCTAGTGGCGTGTGTCGCCCTTCATTTTATTGCGGTAATACTCTTGCGGAGTAATGCCACTGATCTTGGCAGCTTCAACTTCAGCCGCAGTCAGTGTCACAACGCCAGAGCGATTGGTGCTAGTGCCAGAGCGGGACACCGGAGCCGATGGCGGCGATGAACGCTTCTGGGTGGGCTTGGCAGCGTAGTCAGTTGCATCATCAAGACCGGGGATGGCGCGCTTGGACTCACCAATGCCAAGACGGTTTTCCACAAACTTGAAGTAAGCATCTGATTCGGGAACCAGACCGTAATCAACCGCATCCTCATGGGCGCGAGCCATCACACGAATTGAACGCGAATCAGGCAAGTGTTCACGGTTTGTTCGCAGCCACTCCGCAGAACGGGGCGTAACTTGATTAATCAGGGTATCGACGTTCATTTCGCGCGGCTGGGGCGCTACAGGCTGACGCGGAGTGTTCCGCATTTCCTCATAGCCGGTTTCCAACTGGCTCAACTTGTTGAAGTTGACTTGCATGGCCGACTGGATGTCAGCCGCCTTGTCAAAATCACCAATTGCCATCGAATCGCGCAAGTGCGACTTCAGAATTTCCTGATCGCGCTTTACGCTATCAATTGCGCTGGCAACAAGGTGCATATTGGTGTCAGACACCTCACCATATGCCATCTGAGCCTTCTGGTCAGACACGCGGGCGCGCTCTTCGGCTTGTTCGCGGGCCAGACGCTCTTGTTCTAGACGCGCATTTAGCTCTTTAAGGGCCGAATCAACGTCCTTGCCCTTTTTAGGGGCTTCAACAACCTCAATTTCCTGTTCTTCGGCTTTCTTGGTTTCAACCTTTGGGGCGTCGTCCAAGATAACTTCAACAGTTTCTTCCATGTCAGACATAGTAGACTCCATAATTACCACACACGGTCAGGCTGATCGACACGGGCTTTGACATTAACATCGTCAATCATGCGGCAAAGGACGCCATTGACGGTAATGCTCCAGCCATCAGAGGGCCGGAACACAATCCAGTCGCCTTCGTTGATCTCTGCATCGCCAAACCACTCACCAGAATTATCAACAAAAGCAGACGGCCCCATCTTGACCACCAAGCCCACTTTGGACTGAAAACGGTCTTCGTCGGTCGTCTGGCTGGTCAGGATAATCCCGCTCTTCGTTTTCTGAGGGCGGATATAAACCGCCACCAGCATTTGATTGTTGAATACTTCAACGCTGCTAAGGTCGCCAAGTTCTTTTACCAAAGCGCCAGCAGGATCAACTTCGTGATCCATAGTCATAAAAGGCATATTAACCCCCTTCTTTGCCACTTAACGTAGCGTTTACTTCTTCGCAAAGCTCCAATGCCGTGCGAAGTCCTTCTATTCTTCCTACTTGGTGTTTGTAGGAAGAAAAGTCAAACCCTTCTACTTGGTGAAGACTTACCAATGCCTCTTTAAGGCGGTCTATTTCCATTTTAATCTGCTTGGTCAGTTCGTATTGATAGAATGCTTGCTGTGTTAACATCTTTTAACCGCCCCCTGACGGTTCCCCTTGGTTGGTTGGACGGTAGCGTAAAGGGGGGTTACGCTACCGTCCGGTCGCTGACTACTTTATCGTCGCCAGCAATTACTTGCCCTTCTGGATTTCAGTCTTCTCTAAACGACCCTCACCCGAACCAGCGCCAGCATCCATGTCCTTGTAAGAACGATAGGTGCGGCCACCGCGCTTGCGAGGCATCGGAGGTCCACCAGCGGGCGCGGCGGGGGCAGGCGGGGCAGGCATTGGCATAGGCATACCGGCAGGCATACCGCCACCAGCGGCAGGCGGGGGCACAGGAACCGGCATCGGGGGAGGCGTGGGGCCGCCCATGCCCGGAGCCATCATGTCATCTGCGGGCTTTGCAGCACCGATAATGATGTTGATGTTGGTCTTGCCCTTACCAGCCTTACCGCCACGCGCATGGGCATCGCGACCGCCGGGAACAACGCCGGGAACCTTGCCGGGATAGCCGGGGCCAGTAAACACGCCGCCACCAGACTTGCGGGCCGTGCGGCGTTTCAGATAACTTTCCGGTTCGTTTTTAAGACCAACACGGCGGTCATAATCCATGCGGTCGCCAGCTTCTTGTGTTGGACCCTGCCCGCGATTCTCCCCCGGACGATAAGAACCACTACCGACATCCGAAATCATTCTATGAAGCGGCGCATAATCTTCCCCTTCTTTTTGGCGTGTTCCAGCATAACCTTTGGCTGGCCCACCCAAATCTTTGCCGGTGCGAGCGGCGCGGCCACCCTTTTTGTAGTTATCACCGCTCAAGCCGCCAAGAAGCTTGTCCTTGATCTTCATGGCCGTGTCAGAGGCCAAATCGCCAGCAACGCGGTCGCCAAGGGTGCGAAGAAATCCACCTTCCTTTTTGCCGGTGCGGGCAGCAGGCTTGACCATCTTCTTGATAAGCTTCTTGTCTTCAGCAACATCTTCATGCTTCTCAGCAGTGCCGCCTTTTTTCAAGCCGACTGCTTTAAGGGGAGAAAGCACACCCTTTTTAATGCTATCAAACTTCATAACATCGCCGGGGACGCCAGAAGTTTGCTGGGCGTTCTGCATCATCTTAGCAGCGCCAGCCATAGGGCCGCCATGAGCCTTCCTAGCAGGGCCGCCGCGCTTCATGCCGCCAATGTGCTTGATGCCCTCACGCTCTTCGTTGGCTTCCTTGACGTTGCGGTTGACCTTGGCATTGGCATATTCAGTGGCTTCAGCCTTACCGCCAGACTTGCGGGGCATCTTGCCCATGTCGGCCTTGGCAGACTCACCAATGACTTTACCGCCTTTTTTGAAAGCCCGGCGGCTGATGGGACGCAGGCCCGTCTTTACATCCGCATCAAGCATTTCAGGCGGGGACCAATCGGCAGAAGAAACCATCTGGCCCTTTCCGGGCGCAGCAAGGGCTTTAGCCTTGGATTTCATGGCCTCACGGGCCTTTTTTGCCATTTCGTACATAACGACTCCTAGCTAGGTCTATCCGGGCGTCCCCGGTGCCGCGCTAATCTTGGGCGGCATCAAGTTATACTTTACTTTACCACACTAGATTTCTTTGTAATAGTCTTGTTTTTACCCTTTGCGTGCTTGCTTGCAACCTTTAATGCTTTCTGTACAGCAGCTTCATTTGGGCGAATGTGGTTTTTAAACCGCGTAAAGCTTTTAACTTTTCCGCCCGTAGCATAACTTTCTTCGGTTCGGCCACGGCCAACATTACGCTGCAAATGCTCAAGCATGGCGGAATCTTCGTCTTCCCGCGTCATGTGTTCGGAACCAACATGGCGGGGGAAATTGTAATAATTGGTCAAATTGTTGTATTCACTAGCCTCTTGTGGAGAAAAGCTGCCGTGACCATAGTCATACGCTTTAGACCCAAGTTCGTGCAGCCGTGCGCGAAGTTCGGGCGTATCATTTAACCCGCCGGATGCGCGATGAGGGCGAATGAAGCCACCACGCCGTTCGCCCTGCCCGCCGTTGCCATCTCCTTGACCACCGCTATCACTGCTACTACCAGAACTGTCACTGCTGCTGCTAGAACTGTCACTGCTACTGCTAGAGCTATCACTACTAGAGCTGCTTGTGTCGCCGACGCCCCAACTGCCGCCGCCATAAGATTCACCACTTATAGAACCGTCGCCCACTCCCCCAAAACCACCTTGTTGACCTCCAGCATCCGGGCCTACACCGCCAAAGCTTTCCCCGTATCCAGCGCCTCCAATTGTTCCGTCGCCTATCCCCGCGCCAAAGCCGCCATTGGGGTGTCCGCTTGTAGGGCTTTCCCCTAAAGCATCTGTCATTGTTCCTGTATCTAAAGATGCAACTTGCGTCCCAGTGGACGGGGCTGGTGCGGCAGCAACAGCATCGGGATCGCCCAATGTAGACGGGCTGGGCGTCACATCCCCCGGACTTACACCCGGCGTGACCCCGCCCGGCGTTGCAGAAGGAGTTGCGCCGCCGGGGGTAGATGTAGGCGATGCTTGATTGGGCGCTCCAATATCTTCAGTAGGAGAATTTGGCATAGCCGATGCAGGAGCCTGACCAAAAGTTCCCGTTTCCCCCGAAATAGACATATCACCCTTGGCAGCATCAGACATGCCGGGACTAGGCGCGGCACCAAAAGCACCAGTTTCACCACCTATAGTCCCGTCTTGCGCTGCTGGTCCAGAAGGAGCGGCGCTAGGTGCGGCACCAAAAGCACCAGTTTCACCACCTATAGTCCCGTCTTGCGCTGCTGGTCCAGAAGGAGCGGCGCTAGGTGCGGCACCAAAGGTACCTGTTTCGCCGCCGATAGTTCCGTCATTTGCTGCTTGCCCCGAAGGAGAAGGACTAGGGGCAGCGCCGAAAGTTCCAGTTTCACCGCCAATAGTTCCGTCTGTGGTTGCCGGGCCGGACGGGGCCGGGCTGGGCGCTGCATTGAACGCTCCAAATTCACCCCCAATAGTGCCGTCACCCTTAGCTTGTCCTGACAGACCAGCGGCTGACTGGGCAGCTTGTTGCAGTGATTGTTGGGCTTGCTGTTCTTGTTGGACACCCGCCTTGCCTTTAGCAACGGCCTGATCGCGCGGTGTTTGACCGGAATAATTTACCGGAGCATTGAAAAACGTGTGTTCGCCAAGTCTAGTTACATTTGTGCCGCCATTTGCGGCGTTGCTGGAAGGCGAAGCTTTGTTGAAATCCGTAGCATTGCCTACGGGGCTAGGAATGCTTCCGTCCAAAATGCCCCTTGCGGTACTTAGTGCTTGATTGGCAACCGCTTTGGATTGCGGGTCAGTTCCCTTCATAATTGAGTTTGCATTGCTATTGTTATAGCCCAAAAATTGCCCCGGCTTTGATAATTGGTCTTGCAAAGACTTGCCGTAGCCATTGTAGTTGGAAACCGCACGGTTGCCCGCAACAGCACCCACAGCAGCCATGCCCTTAACACCTTGGTTGGCAGCTTCGCCAGCCATCATGTTTGCCATCGCGTCTACGTCTTTTTGCGTATAGGGGCCATAGGGACCAGTGCCAATAACAGGCCCCTTGTCTGCAATGTTGGACAACGTAGCATCTGCCTTGGGCGGCCCAATGTTGGGAATGCCGGTATTAAGGTCAATGGTGGGAGGGATGCCCGCCGCAGGTTGCGAATCTTTGGATAGGGAATTTATTGCGCCCCTGCTTAAACTCATAAAAGTAGGGCCGCCAAACATGCCCGATATACTACTTACCGGCCCAAACCCCGGAACAAGGCTAAATAAACCATTACCTAAAGTGTCTACTGGATTAGCTAATGCCCTATCCAGCGGTCCAAAGCCAGTCTTGCCGGTCTGCTTCTGGCCTGTTGTAAGGTCTATGGTTTCCGGCATTTTGGAAGTTGAGGCGGTAGTGCCGGGTTGCGCGGCCCCATAAATAGCAGAATAGGAATCATTGCCTCCGCCGCCGCCGGGTCTTTCATACAAACCAGTGGATGAGTAATCGAATTTAGAAAGATCGTTAGAAGGCTCAGGAAGCGGCTTATTTACTTCAGGGACCTTACTGGCACCTTTATAAAATTCATATTGACCAACGGGAATCGCCGCAGCTTTTTTCTGGTTTGTTATATCAGCCATAAGCTGATTGTAGACATCTTGGCCGTAGAAGGGGCTTCCTCCAGCAGCGTAGTGCTTGCGGGCTATGTCAACTGCGCCGTCAACGCTACCGCCATCTTTTCTATTTAAATGGGTAAGATGGTTTAACCGGGGATCAAAAAGAGCAAATGGGGAGCGAACAATTGATGGGTCAACAATCATTGTTGTTGTAGACGGGCCAGGAAGGCGCTTCATATGGTCTACCCTATTCCAAAGATGAGGGCCTACATCAACAATGTCATTGAAATTTACACCCTTAACACCAACCTCGCGAACAGCACGCCCAACCTCATCAGTAGATTTTCCTTTTGGCCCATATGACCAAACTTCCCCTTTCCAAGGAATGTTTTTCAATTCTTTGCTTTGAACCAAAAGAGGCAATGTTGCGGGCGATTCGCTTCTGTTACCAGTGTATGTTGCGGCAATATCTGGGTCGCTTGATAACCAAGAGCCAGTTCCCCTCATTTTCCCTTCGGGGCGATCCGTGTTTAGAGAATAATTGTCAGCCTCATCCCCCCGAATACCCCTATATCTTTTTTGGTCATATCCCATTTCATTTGCCCGCCCCATGCGGCTTTCGTAATCCATCAGCATATGTTCGCCAGTTGCGCCTTCATTATAAAGTTTAGTTAAAGTTGGGTGGTCAGCACTAGCAAGCATTTCATTTGTTATTTCTTTATGACGACCTTGCTTAAGAAGGTCAGCAATTTGATGCGACATGTCTATTGGAAGAATTTGTTCTGTTTTGGTTGCGACTTGTCGCGCTGGCCCTGACCCAAGCACTGTATCACCGGCCCTTGCCGAAACGCCACCCATGCCGCCAGTTTGGGCAAACCCAGCCAAATTAACTGCATCAGCTATATCTGCATCAGAACGCGGGTCAAATGATCTATTGCCAGCCAAAACATCACCGGGCATTTTTGCCAGATCAACCGCACGGTTAAACTTGTCTTGAAGATATTGGCCTAAAACTTTTTGATTGTAATCAGGGTTGTAGTTATCTTCCACTGGCGTCATATTTGCAGCCAAGGATTTAGAGGTGATCGGGCGACCGCCTCCAGCGTAGCCAGTACGGCTGGTAATGCCTTTGGCAAGCTTAATTGCCTTCTTGGAGGATTTACCAGCCATGACTTACCCCGCTTTAGCGCGAACGGATCATATGGTGAATGATTTCCAGCGCCTTGTGCAGCGCCGCATCCTTATCGGGCTTGCCATTAACACTGCCGCCGCTTGCCCGGCCTTCCATAGCCATGCGGGCCTTGTCGGCACGGAAGAAGTCAGCAGCACTGTCAGGGTTTCCCCAATTGACAGTTTCGTCTTCCATAACTGGCCTGCTATTGGATTGGTAATCTTTGCCCGAAAAGATACGGGACAAAATACCGGGGCTGGAAGCGTTGGATGACCCCGAATTAAGATCAATAGTTTCCGGCATTTTAGAAGCCACTTGCTTTTTGGCGGCAGAAACTGCGGGCGAACGCATTGGGTAGTCGGTCTGGTCCATCCCTGCACTGCTACGGAAGCGGGCCGCACCAACATTGCGGTAAAAGTTTTCATCTTCGTTGCGGTCAATCCCCTCACTGCTAGGCAAACGGGCCGCGCCAACGCTACGATAAAAATCCGCGTCTTCCGCGCGATCCATTCCCCCGCTGCTGGGGGGCGTCCCTTGGCCGGGGCGCGTCATTGCGCCCGCAACAACGGTTCCGGTAGCCACCGGCAGGCTCATCGGGCTTGCAGATGGCGGGTTAGCTCCTGCAAACGACCGCTGCATGGCTGCAATTTCGTCGGCAGTCATTTGGCGACCAGCACCCCCAAATGTACTTGGGCCGGTGGATGGCGGGTTTTTTTCAGCAAATGACCGTTGCATAGCAGCAATTTCATCGGCATTCATTTCACGCGGCATACCCTCCCTAGCGCGTTGGGCTGCGGCGTTAATGGCATCCTGAACCGCTGAATTTTGGCGGGTCTGTGCAGTATCGCCAGCCGCCTGCTTGATGATGTCATCAATGCGGGCTTGCCGCGCGACATTTTGTGAATAAACTTGCCCGCCCATTTCAGGGTTACGGGCGCTGCCAACAGGTGCTTGTACGGGGCCAATAGCGCCTTCTGGCGGAATTGATTCGTACCGCATTGCGTATTGGGTTGTCGGATCAACCTTGCGGGCGGGCGCAGGAGCCCTTGCGCCACCCATTGTTGCCGCGCTGTTAATGCCAAGATAATCCAGAAACTCACGCATACGGCGCTGTTCTGCGTTGGCATAGCCAGAATCGCCGGTTGCGGCTTCGACACCAGCGCCATAAGCGCCAGAAGCGCCGCCTACGACTGCACCGGGGGCGCGGACAACAGCGTTAAGCGCCTTTGCAACAGGATCAACATACCGGGACATTGTAGGGTAGTTTTCGCGGTCCCGCTCAGACACACCAGAAAGAGGCTGTTCGCCAAAACCTTCCGTTATGCCCTCCATAACACGGTTTCGGTCCTTTTTAGGTTCAGGTGCAGATTTTGGAACAAGAATAGTATTCCCATCCGCATCTCTTGCAAGTTCATATTCTTCTTGCCGGTTTGCAGCCTTCTGTGCTGCCATTCGGGCGGCCACTTGCTTTGCCAAAGCCGCATTGGAGCCGGTTAGGTCAGGGTTGCTGGCAGTAAGCTTGCCTTTGGGGGTAACACCTAAAGCTTTAGCCAGCCGAAGGGCTTCCGGGCTGGAGTATTGATCGTCGTACCTGTCAGCCATTACATTTCTCCAGTCTGTTTGCCATCAAGGGTTGGTTCGTTCTGCTCCAACCGTTGCAACATGCCGGGGTCAATAATAGACTCAGCGACTTGTATGCCAGCAGGGTTACGAATCAACTCTTCAGCAAGCTTGATAGTGGCAAGACGTTCACGGCTTTCCCGGTCCCTCTTGCGGTTAATAGCATCCAGCGCGGTGTCCTGTGCGCGCTGGTCAATCTCATTCTGGCGAACCTGAAGATCGGCCATCTTGGACGGGTCGCCTTGGCTGTTGCCCATTTCCATTTGGAGGCGGGCCTGATCCAGTTGGATTTTAGCCTCAGACTCCTTGGCGCGGGTCTGGCTATCCAGCATACGGGCTTCGGCGTTGCTCTTCTGGTTCTGCATGTTAGCCATTGCTTGAATAAGCTCAGGCGGCGGGTTGCCTTGGACGGACTTGGGCAACATGAACTGCGATGGATTAGACCAACCAAGGGCTTGCAACGCAGCAGTATCAACCGCAATTGGGTCATACAGAGATGGGTTACTGCTTACTAGTTGTTTTAGTGCCATAACTTTCATCAGGCGCTGCGTCTGGCTGGAAGTATTGGGGTCAGCCTGCGGGACAAAATAGTAGTTGTCCAAAGCGTCCGTAAACGTCTTTTCGTCCCACGGAAATGCGGGCTTGCGGGCCTTGATCCAAAACGCTTCGGGATGCTCCCGAAAACATTCAATCAAAAGCTCAAACTCTTCGGCCTGCGCGGCATGAAGGCGCTTGTGGACAGAGTTAAGGATTTTTTGCGCTTGTTCAATCAAAGCCAACGTAGTGCCGACCGGCGCATCGGCCCGGCCCTCACCCACCGCAGCCTCAGAAGTGCCGCCCACGCGCGCACCCGTGTCAGCCATTTGGGTGACAAGGTTCATCAGCGCCCCAGAAGGCTCCTTGTAGGGCAAAGGCATGATGGCCTGATTGATGGGCATACCGTTGGTTTTTACTAGTGCGCCACCACCGGGGGGGACGCGGAAGATATTGGTGTTTTGTCTGGCACCAGTATCAGCCATAAGAAAGCCGGGAAAATTATTATACATACCAGCATCAAGAAGTTCACGCCACGCAGCCGTGATAGCGTTTGTTGTATTGCCAAGTATATGCAAAAGGCCAATATCATAAAAACCCATGCCGGGAACAAAAGTGTACTTGACAAAACGCTTCTTAGCGATTGGAAGGCCATCACTATCCTCACTATAGTTGCGAACAAGTGAAAGTATTGTCTGTGAAGACACGTCTATAGTTGCGATGTATGGGATTTCCAACCCGGACGGCTTGCCTTTGTGCTTATGCTCAAAGCCGGGCACATCCAGTTCGCAGTAAACCTCATAAATCTCCCGGTCACGGTCTTCCGGGTTAAACGCATCAAAAGAAATGCCCTGTTGGGCGTTCTTTTCGCGTTGAACACTATCCAGATCGGGCAACTTGGGCGTGGACAAGTCTACATCTTTGTACACACCAAGGATTTGCAGCCTCTTGACGGTGCTAGGGCGCATAAATGACCGATGCGTAATGCGCGTGGCATTAGACAGGTCCGTGGCAGAGTTATTAACAATCAGGTCGTTGGCGTCAACGCTTTCTGACACGGGACGATTTCGCAACGGACAATAGTAAATCTTCTTGAAGCTGGTGCCGCCAAAGCCAAGCATGAGCAACATGCGATCCGTATCTGGATAGTACTCACTGGCGGTTGCGGTCAGGTAGTGATTAAGGTCGCGCTCAAGGCAACCGGCAAGTTGGTCGTCTTGCAGGGTCGCATTGTTGTTGTCATTGCGGACTTTGACCGGCCCATCGGTGGGAAGTAGCTCCGAACGGGCGTTTGCTTGGAATCGCAGCACTGCTTCAAGCAGCAGCGGATGTCGGACCTTAGACATACCTTCAATCGGTGCGCCATCAGACGCACCTTGCAAGCCGGGAATTTCAATTTTCAGGCCAAGGAGCTTAATTCCTTGCGCCCGGTCTTCAATCCAGTCCTTGCGGCTTTCAAGATCGTCCCGAATGCCCCGCAAAAGGTCTTGAGAAATCTTGTTTAACTGCCCTTCGGCTACATCATCGACCAAATTACGGAACCAGTCGTTTTCGTCCCGCTCTTCCTTGTGGTCTTCGATGGGTTTGCCGTCCAAAGACACGGTAATTGACCCATCGGCGTGTTCAATTTCAAGAATTGCGCCGTCTGAGTCAATTTTTGGCACATCATCCCCGTCTTCAACCTCAACAATCAGGTCTTCAACGCCCGGAAGGTCGTCTTCGGGTGCAGGCTGACGAATGTTGGGCATCAGGCCGGGGGTC